CCGGTGGACATGAGACTACCCGAGAACAAAAGGTTTATGGTTGGGACATATCATCTAACTGATGATATAACAATCCCCATTGAAGAAGACCAAGATACATTCTAATGACAACCCTCACATAACAGTGGGGGTTTTTTATTTATGAACAGGAGGGGAGGTGTCATGTTGATAACTATTAATAACTTATGGGTGGAGCCCTATCTCCCTCATGGGCGGGGTACACCCCCTCCCCCCTCCCGTATCCCCCTTTACTATACTGTCAAAACGTCATATAGGGGGGATAATCCCGTCTGTGAAATAAAAATATTTTTGGAAATTTTTTCCTAAGTTTCCCCTCCGGTTAAATGGTCGGGGGAATAAATCCCCCACCCTTATAGTGGGTGGTAATCCGGGGAACTAATTTGGAAATGGTTGTATTTATCAATATGGAATATACTATAACTGAAAACAGATTACGAAAACTTTTCGTAACTTATATGGACTCTCAATATGATTTAACATATGATAGAGCACCTCGGGAGTTTGTGGATAAGAACGGGGAAGTGTTTGGACTTACCGTACAATATCAATTTTATTATGCTGATTATCCAACGGAGTATTCTTTAAACGAAATGTTTGGGGAACTTACCAATGAGTTATTACTTCATTATCTTAGAGAAAGATTTCCGGGTATAAGTATTGACGGAATAGAATAGACCCCTCCCTTCAAGGTGGGGTTTTTTGTTTTCTGTAAACACGACCCCCTATTTTATTTTACCCCTTCAATGACAAAAAAAATTTTTGGAAAAATTTGTGAGAAATGGGAATATGTTATATCTTTGTTCCCTATGAAAAAGACACCAAGAATTAGTGATTTAAAAATGAGGATGATTGTGGAAACCCTTAAGGACTTCAAGTGTCTATTACCAAGATACCGAGAGGTTAAGGGAGATGAATTATTACTTAAGGAATTCTGTTCAAGAAATAGGAATCCATTATGGGATATTACTCAAATTAAGTATTTTTATACGGGATTATCTTCTAAGGGCTTAATTGAGAATGGGGGAAAACCTGTTAAGGAACATTATATTCCGAGGGTTAAGGCTACTGAAATTATATTTAGTGAATTGGATATGAATCTTGAAATGGATGTTGAAACCTTTATATCTTTGATTAAGAAATATGCATCCACCATTTCTATAACAAAGGATGAACATAAGAGGATTACGGGATTGACTAAGGGTAAGGATGTTATGAATTATGTTATGTATGAACAGGCGGGGATTGAGGTTCCTGGTTTAGAGGAATATATTTTGTAGTATATGGAGAAATTGGTTAATGAATATCTTAATTCTATTGTTGGGGATAACCCCACCTTAGTGGTATGGAAAGAGCCTACCTATCTTATGAGGGGGTTAAAGATGTTTACTTATTATTATATTGTGAATGGGGTTAATGTTGGTTCGAGACCACATGGTGTTAATAAAGTATCTATGAGGTTTGGGTTATCTCATAGTATAAGAAAATTATTTGGATTAAATCAGGTGGATACATCCCGATATTTTAATCAGTGGTTAAGTAATATCCCTGATAAGTAATTCGTATACCGCGTCGTCCGGACTCACTTCGTTCGAGGTAATCCCCAGCCCCTTTTTTTTTCATTATATGTTTGGTGGTTAAATAAAAAATAGTATCTTTGTCCCCTATGGAAAAAACGATGTATAAATTCTTGAATGAGTATTTGGGTAATGAGGTAATTTGTGTTAGACAAAAACCGACTCTACATTACAACTACTATCATCTTTATTCGAAAAACAATAAAACCCTTATACTACATTTTCAGGTTAGACGTAAGGATGGGAATATCGTTTTGTTTAGAAGTTCTTATTTAACTGAAATGGTGTGTGACTTTTTTTCTATGGCTCCGAACGATGTGTCAGGAATTATTAGAGATTGGTTTGCCGATAAACACGATATAAAGAAAGTGAAAGACTTAATGAAATTTATTAAATAAATAAACTATGACAGAACAAGCATTAATGGAACAACACGCATTGGGAGAAGGGATTGCGTTAATTTTAGTTTTTTTCGTTATCCCCATTTTATCATGGGTATTGGGTAAATTATTTTTTAGAGATAAGAAGTAATTCGTATACCGCGTCGTCCGGACTCACTTCGTTCGAGGTAATCCCCAGCCCCTTTTTTTTCATAAATCTATTGTATAAGTCTTAATGATTTATTATAATTGATTTATTATGGGAAGTAGAAAGTCAACAAAACATACGGAAGAGGAAATTACTAAAATTAGAGAGGAATATTTGAATACTTCGATTAACTTAAAAGATTTGGTAATTAAATATAATCTTAGTAATCCGGTTATGAAAACCTTCAGATTCTTAAAGACCAAGTTTCCAAAAACAGACCTTCCCCAAGAAAGAGTGGATGAGATTGTTAATTATTATCTGAACAATGATGTCACCTATAAGGATATGATGGAATTATTTGATTTGACAGTTCATCAATGTAATACTTTTTTGTCACATAAAAAAAATGTTGTTATTCCAAGAGTGTATACCAAGTATGATGACATATATTGGGAAGAAGTAATCATTCCTGAATATATGAAAGAAGGTGTATCCTTTGCTAAGATTAAAGAAATGTTTAATGTTTCGGATACTGACAACAATAAACGATTGAATGGATTGAAGATGGTTCATCCTAATGTTGGAGATACAAATAATAGGTTGACAATCATTGATGTTAATATCCCATCCGTTTTATCGGGTAAAACGTGGAGAAGACAAGTTCGTGTTAGGTGTGAATGTGGAAATGAATTTAATGTTGCTTATTATCCATTCAAAAATGGTGTAACAAAATCTTGTGGGTGTTTAGTTAAAAATTCTTTGGGTCATACATTTTATTCAAAGGATAACACACCTGAAGGTAAGAGGACATATAAATCATATACCGCAATGAAGGCGAGATGTTTTAATACTAATCGTCATAATTACGAAGATTATGGTGGTAGGGGTATAAAGGTATGTGATAGATGGTTAGAAGTGGAGAATGGTTATAAGAATTTTTTGGAGGATATGGGTTACAGACCTGAAAATATGACATTGGATAGGATTGATGTTGATGGAAATTATGAACCGGGTAATTGTAGATGGGCTAATAATAGTATACAGATAATTAATCAACGTAGGTTTTCCCATATTAAACAATATAGTGATGAAGAGTGGGAGGACATTAAGAAAGATTATCTTGAGAATAATTTAACATATGATGAGATTGCTAAAAAGTATTCGGTTTCTTCGGGGAACGTTTCTAAAAGGTTCGTTGGATTAAAAAAACAAAAGTCATCTGTCATATAGATTTCCATTCGTCCGGTCTCACTTCGTTCGAGGTAATCTCCAGCCCCTTTTATTTGACAAAACCAAAAATTAGAATTATACTTTAATCCCATAAGGTATATTCATTATGGTAAAAACAAAAACAATCTCATTTCTAAAATACAACAAGTTTACTTTTGGTGAACAGGTTGTTAGTCAGTTCGTGGTCTTCGAATGTAAGTGGCTATTTTCTATAATCTTTTTTTATTTTCATAAATCTCTTGGTAGTCAGGACCGGTTTCATACCCACGCGTTTAATGCTTGGTCGGTGAAACTATTTGGTCAGTATGACGAACACATCTTGGATGATGAGGTTAGTGGCGAATATCATATTGTTCGTAGGGAAAAGGTTCTTGTTTATTTTCCCCGGGATTCTTATCACCGGATATCTAAAAGTAATGGATGCCTGACCGTATTATTTTCCGGACCTTGGAATAAAACTTGGAAGGAATATATTGATGGGGAAATTATTCATTATGGTTGGGGACGAGAATAATATCTCGTCGTCCGGTCACTCACTTCGTTCGAGGGAATCCCAGCCCTTTTTTTGGTATATTATTGTTTTTCATATTTTTATCAATATCTTTAGTAAAAATAACTAAATAATATGAATTTGGAGGAAGAAAGACAAAAGATACTTGACCTGTTTGAAAAGTATCCGAATAGGATGGGTTCTCGAACTGACTTGAGTGATGGACAAGGTCCGTATAAACGATGGAAACTAATCTCCGAGGAATTAGGAGGTCGTTGGTCGACTAGCGGTCATTTACCTTTAATACAAGAAATGTTGGAGAATGATACTGAGACATTGTTTTTTACAAAAGGTCTTGTAAAACACAATTGGTCTGTAGTTAGTGCGTATAGGATTTTTAAAGAAAGACTTTATCAATATGATAAAGAAAATTCGAATGTAATTGTCGGTAAGATTGATAATGACGAAAAATCGATAAGTACATTAGAATTACTTAGTTCAATTGAAAAACATTATAAAATTAGTAAAGGTAATTTTTTGTATTATTTGGAAATAAAAGATGGTAATGAAATTTTCCCATATAAAAAGATTGGTATAACAAGTAATTTAGACGCTCGAATTAGTTCATTTAATACCGGAGTCCCATTTGAGATTTACCCTATTGGGTTATGGAATGTGGAGTATGGTAAATCAAATGAGTTGGAGGCTTACATACATAGACAACTAAAAGATGTTCATAAAAAAGGTGAATGGTTCATTGATGTTGATAATAATTTAATAAAACGATTGAGAAGTATTATTAAAGAAGTTGAACATATACGAGTAATGGAGGTTTTTAATGATGATAGATTAAAAAATGTTGATAAATTTTCGAAGATTATGAAATTTATTCATGAAGAAGTTGGTGTTGATGGGGATATAAAAATCTCTGATAATTTAATTGAAGTTAAAGTTAATGAAACTGAAGGTTTTGGTTTTTTTGGTGGTATGTAGTTTAAACAACCTCATCATTATGGTGGGGTTTTTTTACGCACCCTTTTTTCTAATAAAATAATTTTCTATCTTTATGGTATGGAAGAAGAAAAAATGAGTGGTATTGAATTACCCGACAATTTTAAAACGGTTATAATGAAATTACATCCCGAGATTGAGGATGTGGTTATCGTTAATTATGACGTTCAAAAAAAATATAACCCCATCGATTTTAATCCCATAAGTTATTTCATGATTAACCTTAAGGTTAATTTTAATCAGGATAATATACCCAAAGGGCCCAAGGAATTTTATAATGAGTCATTTACCGATTTATTCAAAATGACATATGGTAGTGAAATGGATTTTATCTCATTTAAAGTTGAATCGTTAATTGTTCCACCTGAGAAAACAAATGAAGATAAGTTTTATGAATTGTTTAAAAGAAGATAAATGAAAAAAATAATTGATAGGTTAATCAATGAATCTGTTAAAGGTGCTGACACCTATATCCATAATGGTTCCACTTGGTTAATTTTTACTGAATCAAAACAATGGGTGATTGAATTAACCGGAGAAAAAACTTTATGGTATAACTATAACTTTTTTAAGGGGATATTCGCCTATGCTTCAATGGATGTGGTTGATAATCAACATTACATTACCCAATGGGTGGAAGATAATGTTATAAATAAGGTTGAACACACATCTCAATCTCTTCCAAGACAATGTTCTTCCGTTGATGATATTATCGAAAATGGAGTTAAAGAAACCCATAGAGTATCAAAAAATTTATTTTGGGAAATTGGTGATACCCTACAAAATGGTGTGAAAGAAACTCGTTTGGAACAAAACATCACAGAGGGTGAAGTTGAAGAGATTATTGACAATGGTGTTAAGGAAACTATGTTTAATCAAGGACATAGACAACCTGTAGTTAAAAATATAATTGAGAATGGTGTTAAAGAAACTCATAGATGTTCTCAGATTAGTGATAGATTACTTGAAGACACCATTCAAAATGGTGTGAAGGAAACCAATAAATCATTACGAATAGATGGTTCTTTAGTTATTGAAGACACCATTCAAAATGGGGTGAGAGATATTTCCCCAATGACACAATATACTGATTGGCAAGTTAAAGAAATAATTGAAAATGGTGTGAAAGACACCCAATTACATAAAGGAATTAGACCATCAGCAGTTGAACATACCATTGAAAATGGTGTGAAAGACACCCGTTATGGTTACGGTACCAGGCAAACCGAAATTGAAGACAGTATCGAAAAAGGAGTTTTAAAAACTTGTTCAAGAAATTTAGAACAATTTGGTATAGGATATACTTTATGGAAAACCGAAACAATAACAAAAGAAGGTGTAAAAGAAACAAAATCAATTGGTAAGAATGCACCCAACTATCCAAAACCCATAATAAATCACATTATTAAAAATGGTGTTAAAGAAACAAAGACACCCGGTAATGGTGATATTGAGTCAACCGATGAATGGATGAAAGAAAATAACTCAACTAGTTACCCAAAAATGATTGAAGATGTTATTGAGAATGGTGTTAAGGAAATTAGGACAGTGGGATGTGTAGACCCAAAAATGATTGAAGATGTTATTGACAATGGTGTTAAGGAAATTAGACCAGCTGGGTGCCCTGACCCAAAGACCGGCATTCACCATTTTAGGATTCAAGCACAAGTTGATAATGTCGTTGACAATGGCATTAAAAAAGTCCAACCATTACCTGAACAAAGTGGAGAACTAAGAGGTTATGGTGATTATTATAACTTAAAAGAAAATAGAACCAAACCATTTGTTGAATATGTTGAAGATGTTATTAAGTTAGGTATTAAAGAAAATGAAAAAATTAATTAATAAAGTTCTTAATAATTCAATCGAGGGATTTGTATGTTATGAGTACAAGGAATCTTATTGGATTGTTAACCCGACTAGTAGTCAGTGGGTGATTAAGGTTGCCTATTCGGGATACACTTTTTTTAACTACTCTTTTTTTAATAACTTATTTTTTTATTTATCGTTGGATGTAGTTAAAGATAAAAAATACATTTCCGATTGGATTATTAATGAGTTGGGATTTTCGGTTCATGAACATTGTTACCCCGACTATCTTCCGGGGGAGTACGATTGGGTAAAGGACTTTGAAGTGGATAAGGTTATTGAACGTGGTAAAATTATTGCTCGTCGTCCGACCAAACTTTGTTTGGTATAATCCCCAACCCCTTTTTCTCATAGTCGAGTATTTATCATTATGGAATATGTTATCAGTGAAAATAAATTATCAAATGTCCTTCTAAAATATTTGAACCTATCTTTTGATGGGTTTGATAATTTGGATTATAATTGGGCTGACTTTGATTGTGGATGGGGTGTATGTTGTGATATCTATGCCGTTGGATTTGTCCTTCCGGGAAAAGAACATGATGATTATTTCTTTAAATTGGTTGATGGTAAAAACTATGATAGTGGTGGTGATTACCCTGAAGAACTTATGGGAGAATTACCGGAACCTTGTCATGATGTACCTAATCTTGAGGAATCTCGATTTGACACCATTGTTTTAAGTGAAGAACTTTTTGACCGAATTGAAGATATGTTTGGTAATATGAAGATTTGGGAAGAATCGTTTTTGAATATTATAAACCAAAGGTATGGTACAAACGCCACTAAAATAGATATGGAGGATTATGGACAATTTTAAATTCAATAAAGACCAAATGGAAAATTTGGAAAAGTTTAGTAATATAATGACCTCATTTATGTTTAAAGGGGTTGGTTGGTTTACTAAAGCCATGACGTTTTTCTCTAAAAACACAAAATTAATTTTTGGTATTGTATTACTTGTCATCTTTTTTAAAGTTGGTACTTATGTGGTTGCAATTGAACCAAGTGGTGTCTATGAAATAACAACATCTACCGGAGTAGTTTATAATGCAAATGAAATTAAAATTGTGGACGGTTGTGTTCATTTTAAAAAAATGAATACTCAAGAAGAGACCATTATCTGTGGAGGTTGTACTATTGTTAAAAATAATTAAGATGAAATACATTATAACTGAAAGTAAACTCGATGAAACAATTACCAATTACTTAGACAATATTTTTGATATAGATGATATTAATTGGACACATCCATTAGATTATGATTTAGATACAGGTGAAGAATGGGATGATGTAAATCGGGTTGTGTTTTACATAGGAGATTATGAGGGGGAAGATGAAGGGTGCTTTTATTGGTATGGGTGTGAATATTTTAACCCAAATAGTTATGCTAGTGAAATATGCCCAACGGTTAATTTAGAATATAAATACGAGGATAAATTAAATGGATATTTTGGAGATATGTGGAAAGAACCATTCAAAAAATGGTTTACCAAATATTTTGATTTACCCGTTAAAACAATTGACTAAGATGAAATACATTATAACTGAATCCCAATACGTTTTATTAACAGAATCATTACCGGTTGAGGTCCGAAGAAGATTACCATTTAAACATTTGATGAATGATTTGGAGTGGGGAATTCTTGATGAGATGACCGACCTATGTGAGTATGAAGATATTGGTGAATTTGTTGGCAATGCCTGTGATTCTTTGGTTGAGATGTATCACGATTACTTTGTTAATGATTTTGATTATGTTTTAAAACCCGAAGATAAAGATTCTCTCTACAATTATTTTGTGGACAAGTTTGGTGATTACTTGGTTAAATATCATAAGAAAATGTGTGCTTAGTATGAAATACGTTATAACCGAAAATCAGTTAGATAACTTCATTTCCAAATATATTGGTGGGTTTTTTGGCGGATTAAAAGAAATAGACTCTCCAAGAATTAATGCCAAACATTTTGTTAATCAAAATAATGAAGTAATTTTTTATTATGGTACAGACTCAGGTAATTTGTATATTAAGATGCCGGAACTTAAAGAACATATTGTAAATCATCTTGAAAATGTCTTTGATTTGGGATGGGTTAGAGCCAAAAAAATCTTAGAGGATTGGTTTTTAGATAATTATGGGATTAAAGTTCACAAAATTTATTAAAATATTATGAAATATATTATTACTGAGGAACAATTCTCAACAATTCAGACTAATAACCCCAATTCCGTACTCAAAATGATAGAAAAAATCTATAATTCTATGGATATGGAAGGTATTTGTGAGGTGGATTTAGGATATGATGAGGAAGATAACAATTTCAATTGTTACTTAATCATTGATAGGGATTGGTATTTGGAAAATCCACTTGAAAAAGATTTAAAAAACGTTAAAATTCGTGGATATGCGAAGGAACTTAAAGAAAAAATAAATAATTATCTCGGAATTACTATGTTTGTTGGACATTATGTGAACCCTTTACCTTGTGAATAGGTAAAATTTTCCATTAAAAAATGATAAATAAAGGTGATTATCCCTTATTTTCCACTATGAGATGGTATTTGGAGATTATTTTCCATTAAAATAAACTATTTATAATAAAACAAAACAAATGAAACACATATTGAACAATTTATCGGAAGAAGAGAAAAATGCTATCCGTGAACAACATACAGGAGGAATGAAAGTTATGACTGAGAATTTCTCAAAATTAATTAATTCAAAACTTGGGGATTCTAAACCATTGGTTAATGAACAAGAAGAACAAAGCGAAGAAAAATAAAATTTAAACCCATCCTACGGTTGGGTTTTTTTATTTTCTTCTTCTTCGAGAAATTTAATATGGATTGCAACTTCAACTAATTCTTGATTACCTCCATAACTACAAGGACATGAAGAGAGTCCTCTGTTCCTTAAAAAATTTTTCGATTCTTCTAATGTCATCTTGATTGAATGTTTTTATATTTAAATGGTTTGAATGAAAATACGGTGTTAATGTTTAAGTAAATAAATGGATTTTACTGAATTAGAATTTTCACCCCAAGTAAAATCAAATCCATTATGACAACCCCAAAATTCTATATTGTAAGTAACCCCTTTATACGATTCAAGAAAATAACACACACCATTTTCTACGGTGATTCCTTTATAGTTTGGTTTATCTAAAATTTTAATTTCGGTACCATTTAAAATTAGTGAATCCGATACGGTCATCCAAAAATTATCGCTACCTTCGGAAATTATTTCTAATGGAGTGTCCCACCCACCAACTAAGTGCATAAGATGTTGTTGGTTAACTCCGTTAATATTTGGTGTTAATTCGGTTTCCTTGAAATCAACAAACCAATTATTATTACTTTTTATGAAATTTACTTTGTGTGTTCCCATTACTATAAATATAAATCTCTTTTTTTATAGTTGAAGTTTTTTTTATGTAAAAACTTTTTTATATCTTTGTGGAATAATTTATAACCTAAAAGAAAAATAAAATGACACAAGAAGTTCAGAACAAAGTTAGAGAGTACGTATTATCAAAATACAAACAAACATTCACTCCGGATTCCACAATGATTATCAAAGAATACGATTCTCATTTCACAGTTGCTAATCATAAAACCTCGTCTCCTCTTATCTTAGGAAAAGGGATTGTTGAGTAATTCCGGTGAGGGTGAATAGTCAGTTTAGATTACAAAGACTTATTAACTTATTAATGGGGCATCTAAAACCTGAATGGGTTTGTGAATGGCGTATTGATATTGATAGTTTTTCTACATGGTCTAAAAGTTATTCATTAATTATTCGTATTACCATTAATCATGAGGATTATGAGTACGTTACATCTCAAGGGTCGTGGAAATACGGAATAATTAAAAGAGATATTAGTGACTATGTTCGAACATATGTTTCGAACTATTTTGAAGAATGTAATATTAAGTCTTGTGACTTTTATATTGAATCCCCGTCGGCGAATATGTACAGTGAGAGTTACTTTAGAGAAATGGTTTATGTCTGATATTTATTAGTAAAACACTAATTATGTCAACAATAAGTTTTGTGGTTTCATCTGCCAGTACTGAAGAAGATGCATTTAATACATTAGAACCAACTTTCACGATATATGCCGAGGATTTGGGATTATGTGATTCTTGTAATCAAATTGCTGGTAATTGTTACCCATGTTTACAAACAAATCAAGTAATATACTCAGACCCTGAATTAACTGTTGAAGTCGGAGATGGGTATTACCATTACATCGACCCAGCTAATACTAATTATAGCGCTGTTTGGCACATATTTGTAGGTTTACCGGTTGAAGACGGATTTTACAATTAAAAATTAACCCTCATTTATTGAGGGTTTTTTTATTTCAAAACTTTTTTATATCTTTGTAAAAAAATAATTTATGGCAACTTATAAAAAGGGATGGACACCTGAAGAAAAAAAGGTTATTGATACCACCAAAAACACTTTTAAAACTGTGTTTGAATCTGTGAAGACATCATTATTCCCATTTACTAATATTTCATTCGAGGACTTCGAGGAAAGTTTTATTTACAGATATGTTCGTAATTTTGTGGGAGGATTATTAGTGATTGGATTTATAATTTTAATATTAGTCTTATTTGGTATGTTTGTTACTTGGGGATTACCTAAGACAGACCACGAACCTATTAGTGAAGGTGGTAAAATGGTATTAAGGTTATTATTATTGGGTTATTCATTATTTGTTTTGTTTTTGACCGGTAGTGAAGGTGATTAAAATTATTACAAGTATTTATATGTATGACCGAAAAATCGTTAAAAAAATTATTACTTACAATGTTGAAGGATGAATATCCTCAGATTAAAGGTATTGTGGTAGAAACATCAGACCTTGGTGACTTAATCGTATATCGAGTAGGGATTGGTATGAAATATGATGATTTATTAGAACTTGATAAAAGTGATGAGAATATATTAAAAGTTAAGATTAAAGATTTATCAAAATATGTTTTAGGAAAAAATGAGTTTTTAGAAACTACTTTTTTCTACGACCCACAACAATATTAATAAAAAAAAATACATCTCACCATTGCCGGTGGGATTTTTTTTTATATCTTTGTCACATGAATGTAGAACTAATAGAAAAATATTTGGGAGACAAATACGGTGATATGTCTCTTGTTAAAAAACAAGATGATTATAAACTTGATGACTTATTTATTTACATAAGTAAAAATAAGGAATTAAAGTGGTACATTAATGTGGAATCGGAATTACTTACTTGGTTCGGTCCGGGTAATTACTATGACATTATTCGTAATTGGTTTTTCAAACAATTTGGTAAAGAAATTGGGTATGACGAATAAAGAATTATTTTTAACTTTTTTTGAAGTGGAAAGCTCAACCAATCTTAGTATTAAGTATCGGACTGATAATAGAATTCAATTAATATTGAATCCCACGGAGAAGAATAAATTTATTGATAATCTACCGATTCGATTATTAATCGATGATGATGAATATCATTGTCGTGTTAGTAGTACTTCTGATGAAATGTTTAACCTATTTAACTATTTGGGTTTTAATACAAATGAAGTTATTGGTATTTGTCACGAAATTCACAAAGATATGGGTTATAAAAGTTTAATTGTTCCATAAAGATATTTATGAATATGAAATATATGGTTAACGAAGAGAGATTAGAGGGGGTTATGAAAAAATACTTGGACGAAGTCTACGGTGATTTAACCTGCGAGGTGACACCTGACGAGGTTACTTGGTATAAAGAAGGGTCTCCAATTGCAAAGGTTGATAATGATGATAAAAATAGATTAAGATTATCCGAATCGGAATTTAAGACGTTTATGAATGTTTTTGGGTTACCGTGGGAAAAGAATGGAGATGATGATTTACCATTAAAGTTAATAATCCCTTATTTAAAATTTGATGGAGGAAGTGAGGCAATACCTATTTTACAAAAATTAGAGTTTATTAATCACTTAACCCATATTGCAGTACCTAGTAATTGGGGTTAGAGTATTTATTGTAAAATACTAATCATGTCAAAATCAAAAAAACCTGGGAAACCAAAAAAGAACAGAGCAAACACTCTAAAAGATTTGAAAAGAATGGATAAGAATAATGAAATTCTTAGTCGTTTAAAAAAGGAACTTTAAAAATATTAACCTCGTCAATTGACGGGGTTTTTTATTATTACGTATATTCGTAATAATTTTCTCCACCGGTTGTAAATTTATACCAAATATAGATGTTTGATAATCCATAATACTTCAATAGGTTCTTACACTCATCAACAATTTCTTCCTCAAGTTCTTGTTCGGTACCGTCCATCCAAAATTCTATAGTAACAGCATCTGTTCGATGACCACGAGGGGTTATCTTATAGTCATAAATTTCTTCAAACTTCGGTATTATAAAATTATCTAATAATTTATGTAAAATTTTCAACGATTGTTCCATAATAATAAATACCTCTTTATTGTAAATGACAAAACAATTTCATATCTTTGTTGAAAATAATCAATTGATAAAATGACACAAGACCAATTTAATAGAGCGGGACTTATCTTAGAACAAATATCTAAAACTAAACAATTACGAAAAGAACTTTTTGATGCATATGATAAACATAAAGAGGATAAGGAATTAAAATCTTTATTAAATAAATGTGTGGATGTTGTTGATGTGTTAATAGAGATTGATGAACAAAAATTTAAACAACTTTAATTATGGAAAAACATACGGTGGAATATTACAACTGGTTTGACATCCAAAAAGAAATCTGTAAAGAGATGGGTATTGATGAACAATACTTTAGAGATTACCATAAAATAGTTGGTGGGGAGTATAAAGATTGTTGGCATATATGGTTAGAATATTTCCAATCAGACGTTACCAACGATACCATTGTTTTTAATAACTGTGATGAAATGATGGAGTCAAAAATAGAATGGGTCACTGAGGAAGGTGATGAATGGGCTATCCCATTTGTTGAAGCGGTCTATAATGTTTGGGATAAGTTTGAAATAGAACACATAAAATATAGTTGGTAGATATGGCAAGACAAAATATTATTGATAGATATCTGAACTTAGGGAGACTACAACAGGCAGAGTTGATACGAGCACAAGACCAACAAAGACCGTATTACCATCAACCTTGTAATATTAGCCCAGTTTTATCTACTGTTGGATTGACAAATAATCATCGACAAATTGAATTAGACATAACACCTTTAAATAAATTTGTTAAGAATATGTTTCCATTTGTTATTGATGTCTCATTCTTAAAAGTTAATGAATCGACATATACGGATGGAAGAAGAACACTTGAGAACCCTCAAATAAAATTAATAGTATCTCCCGCACATAGGGCAGAACTTTATAGTGAGGATATTGAAGATAAAGTTAAAAACCATATTCGTAAGAAATTAATTCCCTTACTAAAAACTATGTATGAAATTAGTACGGGGTTTGGATTGGAAATATATTTTGGAAGTGAACGTTCGGAGACAATATTAGAACACTTGAAAGACGAATGATGGAATTAACTGAAGACCAACAAAAAGGGTTGGACATGATGGCGAAAGTTTTAAGTAAAGATTACCCATATATTATTGGGACGTTACCTAATATGACAGATTTTGAAGACTACTCAACATTAATTACCGTTAAATTGATTATTAGTAAATCAAAACTTGAAAACCATCTTAATCAAAAAATTGATACCAGGTGGGGTTGGGGTAATGAGTTTTTTAGGTTTAGTAATATATTATATCCAAACCCTGACCCCGAAAGTGCAATTACCGAAGAAATAAAAAGATTAGGGGGTATGTTTTATAATTCATTAGGTGATGAATATCAATTTGAAAAAAGTTTGAGCTTTGCAACAGATTTTAGAACAGTAAAAATTAATTCATTCATATTAGATGACAAAAATTGAAAAAGAAATTGTAAAAATTATTGAGGAAAAATTTGGTTATCCTTATATGACTTACGATAAAGCGGAACAGACTTGGACTAACAATTATTTCTTATATGACATTAAGACTGAGACGATTTATAGTTCGGATAATGTTAAACTTTATTTATCAAAACGATTTGGAACCAAGTATATTGAGAATAATTATTTCGATTTAATATCGAAATGGTTTAAGATGAGTAACAAATATGATGTAAAGCACGTCGAGTAGTATTTATTGTATATGGAAAATGAAGATATTAAACGGACATTAGAAAAATTGTCAAATACCATTGCAAAACCAAATGGTGTTGACTACGTTTATATTCATCAAATAAAATCACCTTCAGACTATGATTATATTAGTTATATTTTTGTTGTCCCGGATGACAGTGAATTTTTAACTGATAGAAAAAATAGTTCAAAATTAATGAGAAGATGGCAAGAAAATATTTTAAAATATTTTAACTTGTTGATAGGTGAACATTTAAACGTGATTCAAAGTACGATTATGAAAAAGAGTGATTTTGAACAATTACAAAAAACAAAAAAACGTGGAATTAAATAAAATTATAAAAAGAGTTTTACGGGAGGCCGTTGGTGTACCTGAAGGTGTTGTTGAAACTGCCGAGTTAGTTTATAACCAACTAATGAGTAAAATTGAAACTATTGATTCAATTGGGGAAGGTGACGAAGAACTTCATTTTCGATTGAATGGTGATTATGTGATTTCTGATTATAAGTTTAAAAAAATCGACTTAACTGTGGAAATAATTCGAACGGGTCAAGTTGATAAAGGAACAATTGCCGGAATGTCTTTTATGTTTAAATCTCATTTAGATAATGATACTTTAAAAATAATTCACGAACCAACTAAGAATAAAATTGAATTGTCAATAACTATTGGTATTCCTGAAGATGGTGAGATAAGTGATGCAATTCAAGAACTTAAAGACGAGAAACAATTAACAATCAGTTCTCTTTCTCACGAATTGATGCATTCTTACGATAAATTTAAAAGACCTGTAACGAATACAACCCAAAGAACGGATTACGACGCATACAAAAATATCAGATTTGGTATTGAACCAATTGACGATTTTTTACACAATCTATATTTTATTCATTCAATTGAAAATGTTGTTAGACCAAGTGAAATAGCCTCGGATTTAAAATCAGGTAGTATTGAGAAAGAAGGGTTCTTAGAGTTTTTAAAAAATAACCGAGTTTACAAAAAATTAAAAGAAATTCATAGTTTTACGTATGAAGGACTTAAAAGTGATTTGTTAGGTCATGTTGATATTATTAGAAAAAGATTAAAAGATAGTGGTATTAATGACATTCCTGATAATGATGAAGAATTGATTAACCTTGTTTTAAATTTATTGAGAATTAATTTAGTTAACGGTAAGGCCGAGTCATTAAAACGAGATTTAACTACTAATTTTTTTGAGGAGATAATGGGGTTTTCAGGTAAAAAGGAAAGAGTTTTCCAAAATTACATCAAAAGAATTCAAAAATATGGGAACACTGACGATTTCTTTAGAAATGAGGAAAAAATGTTTAAAAGAATTTCGTATGATTTAATTAAAAAAATCCATAAATTATACTCATTATTAGGTAAAGGTGAACAAACTAATGAGTCGATTATTGATTGGGATTTGTATCATAAAGTCAAAGGAACTCCAGTGGTGATTGAAACTGAACTTAGTTTTGAAGAAGACGGGAGAAAAACAAAATTGATTCAAAAATATTTGGACAATGTTGTGGTTCCTCAAAACAAACTCATTTGTAAGGCAACGGTTGTAAGGTTTGAAAAGAACGGAGATTATCTTATTCGACTTTGGGTTAATCAAAATGAGCCTCATACTCAAGATGATTCTGATGACCTTGTCGATGAAACTTGGGATGCTCTTTATAATATGTTTGAGATACCAACAGCAATTCATAGAGTAAAATCAGAATGTTAAAAAAATATAACCCTTCTTAGTCGAAGGGTTTTTTATTTGGAAAATATTTTATATCTTTGTTCAAAAGATAATTTATGAAAAATTCACATATTGAAGAATGGGATTTACGTGGATGGATGGGAGTTGAAGAACCAACACCTCACGCCCAACGAGAGTGGAATAAAACTCTTATCAACAAAATAATGGTGGTATCAAATAAGATACACCAATCATCAAAACGAGGAGGTGCGGATACTATAATAATGCACCCGGAACTTGAAATATTATTACATCCTGACCTATATGATGATTTTAGAAAAAAATTGTCAAATGGGATTGATGTCATCTTGGACCCGACCATGGAGAAAGACCGAGTTGAAATCAATTGTAGAAAGGTGTTGGATGATTTACAATTCATCCCATTCTCGAGTGAGGATGAAAATAGACTTGAATTTAAACCCCTTATTTCTTGTTCAAAAGATGAAGTTATAAAATACATTGAAGGTCTTGTTGGATTTGTTTTAATTGATAACATCTAGTTATGAACAAGTGGGAACAATTTGAGTATATCCTAAAATGTACATTACCATCATATAAACGTTTTACAAATTTATCTTTAGAGTGTACCCGACCTCACCATCATTACGAATATTACAATTATGTTTGGAAATTAAAGATTATGTATGGTAGTGGATTATACCCCGAATTAGTTAACCTATCAAAATTTTGTGGGATAGAGTGGGAACACCAAACTTACACTGACATTGATGGTGGATATACGATTATAGAAATGAGTGAAAACCATAGAGAACCGATTAAACCGGTTTATTGGTAAATTAAAAAAGAAATAAAAATGGAAAACGAAAACGCATATAACGACTTAGTATCATATTACAATAATTTGTATGGAAGTCTTCTAGGTGATTCATTACTTAGAGAAATTAATTCATTCACGGGAAGTAGTAACCCTTGTTCAGAAATAGAATTACCTAAAGAAAAGAAATCAGAAAAACCGAATTTTAATCAAACCAAAAAATAACCCTTATAATTGAGGGTTTTTTAATTATAAATCTATTTATAGGTAATGAAAAAAATACACACACTTACCGAATCCGACCTTGAAAAAATTGTGAAAACCGTTTTGGAAAGTTTTAATCCAAATGAATATGAGGATGAAGACTTTGTTGAAGTTTTTCTTAATTATTTTAGGCCGTGGGTTAAGAAAACACACGGCGATGAAATTGGTCAATATCCTCTTTCTTTATTGATTAAAAATCATCTTGCTGAATTTGCAAAAGATTATGGTATTAGAGATGAAAATTCTCGTTATCATGGAACTTATCGTAATATGGTCAACATCGGAAAAGAATTGGCACAAAAAGGTGTTCACAAAATGCCAAACCTTAAAAAGGATGAGCTTTTCACCACAAGATTTAAAAAGGCAATTACCTTTTTTATTGATAGATTAAACTTACCTGAATGGGTAACCCTTAATTTAACCGAAGATTCACCATATCTTGTTCGTGGTTATTTTAATGTTGATTGGGATAAGGCAATTCATGATAAATCTTCTAAAGGATTTGAAGCTTATTCGTTATCTAATGAATTTACTAACACATTAAGTGAATTTACCGGTATTGAAATCGGTAGTGTTACACATGGGAATTTAGATTTAGATGTAAGTGGTTCATTTAAATATGATGGGGTTGATGAATGGATTAAAAATACATTAAACAAAGAGATTAAAAAGAAAATCAGAGCACTTCCTAACTCTCACATATTACACACTGTGAGATTCTCAACATCACATAACAGAATTGGTGGTACTATTTACCTAACCTTTAAAAGTAATGGATGGAGTTATGCTAATGAATTCACAGATGACGTTAGGAACTTAATAAGTGAACTGGGTTATAATACTGAAATTTTAAGAGTTACTCGTTAATATGGAATATACTATCAACAGTAATAACAAAACAATAACCATTTTTAGTGAAGGTGGTAATGTTGAAGAAATTAAAGCAATTATGGAAACGTTTAAGGGATATACACTTTTAACCGGACCTCAGAAAGAAAAAAAAGAATGCGTTTGTAACCCTAAAAAAGGTGGAGACGGAATTTGTAAATGTGAATAAGATGAAATATATTATAACCGAATCTCAATATAATAAACTAACAGAAAAAAAAGAAGATTTTGATTCTTACCTAAAACGCAAATTTCCAAACATTGATAATTTAGAAATGCGTAGATTTAACACAATGGGTCAAGGGATTGGTCGTAAATATTATGACCCGGAAATTGATGAATGGTTGTTTCGAGTTACGTCAACTTCCCCACCTAGTTGGGAGTCGGGAAAAGGAGTTGTGCCATCAAATCCATTTATTCGTTTGAGCGTTACCCAACCAATTTACACATACATAAAAAAATATGGAATAGATTTCGAGTACGAGATGATGAATTGGTTTAATAAAACTTATAACGAAAATGTTGATTCAGTTCTTAGAGGTGGTAAAGTGGATAAATAAAATTATACTCGGAATTCAATAAATTACCATTCCTTATTTGTAAGGAATGATTATAATTAAGTATGAGTGATACGATAGGTACAATTGAAGTAGAAGAAAATGAAATTATCTTAAAACCTTTTGAAGGGGAAGAAGAAACTTGGGAATCATCCAAGGCGTTAATAAACACCGTTGGGACAAAATTTATCTTATTTGAAGGTAAGAAGTATTATCAGAAAAAATAATAGAACCCACCAATAGGTGGGTTTTTTATTTATCATCGTATTTATAACATATGACAAGAGAAGAAGTAAAACAGTCCCTGAATATGTTTGAGAAATTTTTAGAATCTGAAAAAGGTCTTGAAATTGCTCATCGATATTCTGACGATATTTGGTTTCAGTTAGACGATATTCAAACAATTACCGGTGCTGGTGATACTCTATATCCTGGGGCTAAATTTAATATCTTTATTAAAATTGGTCACCCATTTAATAATATTAGAATGGTGGGATGGAATAATCAACCCAAGAAACAAGACATAGAAAAAGATTTAGAACAATATCTTCCTTATTTTGGGTTTAGTTCTCAAGTGGGAATTGCAATAATGTAATGATGAAAGAACAAATTAGACACATATTAAAAGAATACTTGAATGAAATTGTAACTTCAATACCAATTTCAGGGTCAAATACGTTCCAATGTAAAAAATTTTATGACACACTTAAGAAAGAATTCAGTGAAACACCTGAATATATCTTAAAAGAATTTACAAGTAATGTTTTATGTGGTGATAAAGAGTCATATAGAACTGTTATGGGTCAATACCATGGTAATCCAATACCTTTTCTTAGTAAAATGACATATAATTACCTAAAAGGACCGTGGAAATTGAAGATTATCCAAGTTAATCCTGAAGATTTTACTGAAAATACAATAAATGCGTTTATTGAAAGAGAATTTGGTGATGTAGATGCCTATTTGGTTCAAAATGATAAGAAAAGAATGGACATTCAACGAGAATTAGCTACTCCAATCGGTAAAAATGAACCAATTATCGTTATTAAACACGAAAATGGTAGATATGAACTAATTGAGGGGTGGCATAGAACAATGTCAGCACTAAAACTTGGTGATAATGGTGAAGACCTTAAAAATTGGGACAAAATTAAGCTCAGAGCCTTCGTTTTAGAGAAATAATCCCTCAATATTACGTTTTCCCTCTAAATTTGAGGAATGAACCCTAATTTCAGGTAATTTTACCTCTTTATTTTCACAATAATCAATTAACCATTGAGCCGCATCATATCCGGTGTTACCTTTTAATGATTCATAGTTAATATTTGACTGATTTTCGGTTAAATAGTGGTCTTGAGTCAAGTCATGGTCAAAAGAAACCAATTTTGGTACCCCAAATCGTTGAATAAAACTAATAAATTGGTGATAATTCCTTACAATGACCCAAGTTTCATTTTCCTCATAAATGGGGTCAATTGTGTTCTTAAATACATCGTAAGGATTCCTATTGTCGTCTAAAAATAATTTCATACCGCAAAAGTACGGAATTAAAGTGAAACCTCAAAACGATTTTTCATTATTTCCAATTTATCTTCAGGAACTCCGTGTTCGTTGATACCACCGTGTCTATTTTCCACAATCAAAGAATAAACTTTGTAATCAAAATCACCGGCCCAATCGTAATAATCTTTCATTTCCCATTCTTGAGTAAATGTATTGGATACAACAATTCTTTCTTCACCATCTGACATCCAACTACCAACCATTGTTTGACACCATCTATGTGCGTCTTTCAGTTTGGTAAAATCAAATTTATATTCACCATGTTTCATGAAAAACATATCGGCCTCGATGTGTTTCCCACCCAAAGATTTGGCTAATGTTGATTTACCACTTCCGGGTAGTCCTCTTAATAAGAATAACTCTTTAATTGGTTCTTTTGTTAATTTAATTTCCGATATCGCTTCTGATACGTGTCCTGTTAAGTTCATTTCCGTAATGTTTAATTTTGATGCAAATATAAACAAAAAAATTTAATCAATCATTAGGTATTTATAAAATAAAAACACAATTAAGTCTTCCATATAATATTTTTTACGTACCTTTGTCCTATAATTAATTTTTTTATGATAAATAGAACTCAATTAGAATACGTAAGTGAATTTTTGGAAGGTGTTACAGTGGTAATCGTATTTGAAGATGACCCATTATATCAACAAGCCAAACAATATTTTAATGAATATGGGTTTGGATTTATGGTTCCGGGTAGTAATTTGATAATCATCGATGGTGAAGTATTAGTTGGTCAACCAAACTCTAAAGATATTTTAAAGTTTATTGAAGCTCATGAAATTACTCACGTATTACTAGGACATGACGGTCCGAGAAATGAACAAGATGAGATAGAAGCCGACTTAGGGGCTTATATTTTATTACAAAATAAAGGGTATGACGAATCAATTAAATTATTAGTTAATAATTTCATGGAAAGACATGGGGTTGAATTTAACAAAAAAATGGTTGAGGGTATTAAAGACAAATTAAATGGATGTAATCATTAGTGAAAAACAAAAAGAAAGAATAAAATCCGCGATTAAAGAAATTGTTGAGGATATTAAAGTTCCGTTAGCAATAAAAGTTGGTGTTGAAATAATGGAGGATGGTACCATATATGTTTTAATTCCTTTGAAAAATTATTTAGGGGTTACTTCAAGAACAAACTATGAATCATTAATTCGTAATAAAGTACGTGATTTAATTGGATTAAAAGTTGAGGTCATAATGATGGAGAAATTAACGGAAAATTCTTAATTGACATACTTAAATACTTTTCATATATTTCTCAAAAGATAAAATATGACTAAAGTAAAAATTTCTACAGACAAGGGAGACATGATTGCCGAACTATACGACAATGAAACTCCAATCACAGTAAACAACTTCAAAGATTTAATAGGTAAAAAATTCTATGATGGATTGAACTTCCATAGAGTTATACCTAATTTCGTAATTCAAGGAGGATGTCCAAACGGGACGGGTGCCGGTGGTCCAGGGTATAACATTCCTTGTGAAGTTACCGCACCGAAACAATTTCATGACAGAGGAGTATTATCAATGGCCCATGCAGGTAGAAATACTGGAGGGTCTCAATTCTTTATTTGTCATGGTAGACAGGGAACTGCGCATTTAGATGGAAATCATACTTGTTTTGGTAAAGTGAATGAAGGGTTAGAAGTAATTGATGCAATCAAACCCGGAGATAAAATAAATTCAATTACAATCTTAGACTAATAAAATTGTGTTGACGATAATAAAACCCCCACTTATGGGGGTTTTTTGTTGTATTTATCGAATACAAGTATTTATCAATATGGGAAAGAAATTTACAGTTCGATTAACCGAACAAGAACTAATAGACTTAATTACAAAACAAGTTACCGGAAAAGATAGTATGGACATATTGAAAGATATATTATCCGGTGCGTCTGAGCCAAAAACGCCAGAAGATTCATCATCAGATTCCCCAATAATTAAAAACTCGGGAGATTTTACTAAATTAAATTTAAATACGACTGAAGGGTTTAAAGCTTATGAAGATATTTCTAATAAATTTATTAATGGTAGGTCATCTAATTTATTAGGGATTAATGGTAGAATGTTGGCAAATGCTGCAAAAAACTCTTTTAATAAATTTAAATCATATGTCCCACCTGAATTGGCGTTGGCACAATTAACTGCGGAAGGTGGTTTTTCTAACAATCCAAAGGCAAGACCAATTAGAACTAAAAATCCGTTTAATGTTGGTAATGTTGATAGCGGGTCTAATGTAAAACATGGGTCGGTTGAAGGAGGGATTCAATCATACTATGATTTAATGGCGAAAAATTATCTATCGGGTGGTAAAAGTGCTTCGGACTTAATTAGTAATTTTGTAAATACCAAAGGACAAAGATATGCGTCAAGTAAAGATTATGAAAATATGGTTAAGAAAGTATCTTCTCAGGTGAATCAAATGTCACAACCAATTTATGCATCATTGGGTGATAAAGGTCAAACAGGTTTAGCCTAATATGAGAAAGGATTGTAAAAAAGTTGAGAAACTATTAGACGCTTTTTTCGGACATAATACTGTTCATCCTTATCCTGTGATTAGAATTGTAAAAGAAATGAGGTCAACCTATGATGGTGATTATCCTTATTTTGAATTAGTTTATGAGGCGAACAATTATAACCATCCATTTGATATGGAAAATATAATTGAGTCGGTTACCGGATATACCGGATTAAGAGAAGGTCGTGACTATTGGTTAGGGGTGACTTGGGAATTATTAGAAGATTAAAATACATATGATAAACGACTCTCAAATTAAAGGTCTTGAAAAATTAGTTAATAGCGATGTTATTAAGAACATCTATCCAGTTATTGGTGAGATTGAAGTTCATAATAGCGAAAACCCTTTTGATGTTCTTGAAGATACTTTGCACTTAAATATTTATCTAAACAACCCTGACGCAAATGAAGAAAATTTGTGGGACAGGTTTAATTTTGACGAACATTATTTAGTTGACCATCACATTCGAAAATTATTACCTTATCTTGGTATTGATAATAATAAAACATCAATAAGATTTAGTATCTACGATACGAATTTTGACATGATTAAAACTAACGATTTATAATATGGATTTTATTAAATATTTTATCGTATGGATGGGTTCCAATTTGGCGGTTCCGTTTTGGGTTGTTGGTCATGTTCATTTAACAATGAATGTTTATGAGGACATTTATGAGATAATAGCATCTTTTGGTATGAATATTTTAGTTATCATGGCATTTTGGTTAGAATGGAGGAAACATAAAAGAGAAGAGGAAGAAAAATGAACGTAAAAATAAATCAAAATCAATTAAGTAGGTTCTTAAGTAAGTTTTTAAATCAAGAAGAAACAGACCCAAGTTTTTTTATTAAGATGTTAAAATTTCTTAGAATAAATGGTCAAGATGAGGAAATAGGGAAATACATTCTTAATCAAATAGAAGAAGAAAATATTGAGAATTATAATTTTGATGGTGACAAAGTACTTGGAATGACTATTCAATTTTCAATTAATACATTCCCCTTGGTATTGACCGCTCAACGAATTTTTTTTAATAAAGGTGGTGCTGATTATGAATTTGAATTAACGTCCCCTGTTTTTGGTGATGATGTTAAATTAGATTTAAGTTACTCGTTGTTAAATAAGATTTATAAAAAATTAATTAATTATCGATAACTAATTACAATCCGATAAAAAATAATACATTTAATAAAAACACAAGATATTATGAATTTAACTCAAGACGAAAAGGCAAGATTGTATAATGATATGATGATTAGATATCAAAGAATGCAAGAAGAGGTAAGACAAATTAAAGCTGAAAATTTTGAGGTTTCAGATGCCGACCAACAAAAAATCAATTTGATTGAGTCTAATATGAAAAGACTCTTTAATGATTCACAAAAACTATATTAATAAAATAACCCCTCTTAAGAGGGGTTATTTTATTTTACTTTAAATCTAAATCCGGTTAATTTTTCAATAACTTCTATTTTGACTAAATTATTTTCAAGTCCGTCAGGTTTGTTTGTGGTGTTGTCAAAAAGATATGAGTAGTATATGTTACTTTTTTTAATATAAATGACTTTCCAACATTGTTTAGGGACTGCAACTCTACCAATTCTCTTAATCTCACCGATATTCCCGCACCAAACTTTAATACTGTCATGTTCGGTAGCCAACTGACGAGTTAACGTTTCTAACGACTTCCAATCACCAGCGTTTAACGAATGATATTGTGCAGACATATTTGAAAAGTAGAAACATTCATCTTGAACTTGTGGTGTTTGACAAAGATTGTCAGCGGCTGGCATCATATGACCACGGTCAGTCCCGCTACCTACATAATCTTTCGCAATGTCAGTTTCTTTAACCAATTGAGGGTCCGGTTTGAAATTGTCTTTTCGTTTAAGAGGTGTTTTACAGGTGACCATAGACTTTGTTGTCCACCATTCGACTAATACCGGATAATGTTTAGTTTTACTAAATACTGTTGTATAATTAGTGTGTTTAATTCTAATAGTATCTTGGCTAAATAATAGTGAAGACATTAGAATAAATCCTAAAGTTAAAATAATGTTTTTCATACAAATAAATACTTAATATGAATATTTCTCACAAACATAAAACAATTTGGTGGGCACCTGAAAGATGCGGCACCAAAGCCACTGCTCACATATTCAATCATTTTGACTTTGACTATAAAGGGGTGTGTGGAAATGAGACTATACCAAAAAGTGAGCAGTACCAATCACACGACCTTTCATTACCACCAAGTCAATATAGTGATTATAAAGTTATTTGTAGTATTAGAAATCCATACGATAGAGTAATGGGTATTTTTTTAAATTTTGTTAGTTCGGGTAAATCTGCACTTTATTTTAAAGATAATCATAAATTAACCATTGAAAATTTTTCAATATTCATTAATGAATTATTCTCCCATAAAGAAATTAGACCAAAATTTGGAATTAAGTCTAAAAGAGATAAAATTATATTTAACACCTACATATCCAAATATAATATTGATGTTGAGGTACCAAGTAATTTTATTAGAATGGAGAACATTAAAGAAGATATTCGTAAGATAGATTTCATTAAAGATAGTCCTTTATTATCTTCAGGATATATTGACAATTATCTAACAAAAAATGAACATATTATTGTAAGACCATATAAATTTAATTCGATTTATACTATGGAGTGTGCAAAAAAAGTTTACGAATTTCATAAACAATATTTTCTAGTTTTAGGGTATGACCCATTTTCATTTACAACAGAAGAACTAACTAATGAAGAAAAAATGAGATTTCTTCATGAAACAATATAGTTATTGGTATATTTATAGACATGGGAACTAAAAGATTTACAATTACGGAATCAGAAATTGATTCAATCAAAAAACTTTATATGATTGAACAATCTGAAGAAAAAGAAGATAGAAATTTCTGCCACGGTGGGAATGTTAAAACATTAGATGATATAATGGGTGATGATGAGTCAGAAGATTATATTGATGGTGTGACAATTAGAAGAAATGGGGTTAACGGACTGGTTGATAAATTAGAATTATTAAAAACACTTAGATTACATCCAAAGGTTTCTGATGGTGGAGAACATTTAGCATCGGAAATTATGAATCATCTTAAGTCGTTCAAACCTTACAACTATTTTGATGAAACAAAAAAAGAGTGTAATAAAGCCATGGATAAAATCATTGAGCTTTACAAAGAAAATGAACATGGTGAAGAGTTGGTTAAAGACATCGAAAAAGTTTATATGATGAATCACGTATCTCCAAGGGCTAAAGAATTCCTAAAACACGGAATCTCAATGATTAAAGGTCAATAAGTTGAACTTTTAAGAAATATTATTTATAATTAGTGTTCCAATTAGGGACACTTTTTTTTTATGTCAACACAGTCACACATCGATAAGGTAGAGTTAAAGGCGAATTTACTTTCGTACCCATCTCATGTGGGTGCACCAAAAATAGAACCAACGGATTTAACGTCATTTAAGAAAAACGGTACCGACCGGGTGAACAAAATTTATGACACAAAATATAAAGAACTTATGCGAGACGCAGAGAACCTCTATAATTCGTTTATTATTAACCAAGAGGTGTATGAGTCGTCTTATCGTTTTGAACCCGTTATTGGTCAAATTTACCACCTATATGAGGATGTTAAAGGTGTGAAGTTCTTATCTTTAATAGAACCTAACTCATGGAGACAGAAACACGTTTATTCTGTCATTCTAAATTCGGATATGACATGGACAAAGATAGAGTAAAACGATTATGTGAAACAATCTTAGAGACATCATATAGTGGGACTACAATATGTGATTTTGATATGACACCGACGTTTAAATATGATGAAAATTTGAGTAAATGGGTTCCTGATTCATATGCAATGTTTGTTCAAATTAAATCACCATTACCGAGAGAATCTCATAGACCAACAAACGTCCAAGAAACTTTGGAGAGTTTGTTAGGTTTTGAATGTTGTGTGGATTTTGCATAACTAGTTCTAGTACTAGTGCTTATTTTTTTTTTAGTTTTTTATTATATTTTATTATTATATTATTATTCTTTTAAGAATAATAATTATTCGCATCCCGACCAAACACCAATATTTTTATTAACAATCGTATATTTATTATGAAATAGTTAATAATATGCCACAGGAATCAGTTTGGACAGTTTTAATCACCGCATTAACCGTATTAGGTTCTGCAAGTGCTTGGAGATTTTACGAAAAAAGAGCTTTAAGAAAAGAAAAAGATGAAGATTTTATCCGTCATGATTGTAGAGATAGAATTGGTAAATTAGAAGTGTTATTAGAACAAAGTAGTAAAGAAAAGGATAGTATGAGAGACACAATCTTAAAATTAACCGAGTCTGTTGCTCAATTAGCTATTAAAGTTGAATTTTTACAAAAAGAGAATAGTGAACTTCATGAGTCTTTGAAAAAGGCTCAAATGAATTAAACATCAAATCTAACATAAGTTCTAATTTTAGAATCCGGAAAAAAATATATCATAGAATCTTGAATTAAAACATGGGTGAGAGCATCATTCATAACATCTTCGTTGATGACATCCCCTAAATAGACGACAACCTCCAACATAATAGAATTATCAGTTACACCGGTCTTCATTGAGTGAACTTTAATTCGTGCCTTATCTCCATAGAATTCCCGTACCGCGTCTCCACGGAAATCGTTAATATAACTTTCGATTAGGCGAAAGAATCTTCTTTTCTTATCTAACATAATAAGAAATATAATAAAATTTTTTGATTAAAAAACAGACTATCTACCTTGTCCTTTATATGACTTCTTGTAGTTTTTAGATTGTTTTAATTTAGATGTCTTAGTTTTTGAATGAACTCCCGGACGACTAACCTTTGAAGTCTCCAATTTAACTGATGAGTTTGAACCTGTATTAACTTTTGCCATGTTATAAGTTTTTTAAATAAATAGTGTTTTTTTGATATTTATTATTAAGTAAATTACCAAATACTATGAAAAAATTTTTTAGCGAGTTATTCAATGATGATAACTCAATCAATGAAAAGAGTGTTGTGGGCTTTTTAGCTTTCATCATGATGGTGGCATTCGCAGTTGCGGACATTATCACAGGTTATTTAGGTCAAGACCTAGTAATAAACGAGTTTATCTTTAATGCCTTTATGTGGTTAGTTTTAGGTTCATTTGGTATCGGTTCGGTAGACAAATGGATTAACAAAAGTAAAGGTGAAGAAACTGAAGAGTAAATTAACTAACCCCTCCTAATCGAGGGGTTTTTTATTTAATAAAATTTTGTATATTTGCACCTATGGCAATACAAGTAGAAAAAAACACAAAAAGACAAGTAGTTTACGAGGATGAACAAACAACAACCATTTGGAAGTATGACTCATCTGTAACAACTTTCGGGCCTGTAGAGGTCGAAATTAGGTATAAAAAGGGGTATGAATGGTCTGACCCATCTAAAAAGAAAACTTTAGGTGAATTAGCTAAGGAAGCTAAGAAAAAAACCACAAGAAAATCAAAGATTTCTTAATTGTTTGTCTATAAGAAATTTTAGACTAACCAGAGTGTTTTTGTCTAAGTTAGGGATAAGTTTTTCCGTATTCTCTAATAATTTTCTTGGGTTACGAGATTCTTGAACATTGTTTGAAACATCTTTTATTCTATCAATTTCAAAATCATTTGTCTCCCAATTATCGTATTCGGTATTTTTTAGGGTACCGGAGTAAGTGTCCCAATTACCGTTATTTCTTTGTAAATACAGAGAATCTATTACCCAATCTTTATCGTAACATGAGAAACGAGTTTCATAATATTCGGTGAAGCTACAAGTACCCATAGTTGTATATTCAACCAAATAATCCTTGGATTGTGGGATTATAAGTTGCTCTATCATCGACTTATCATTATTTTTGATAATAAGGTCAATTAATCTATGGTTAATTTCCAAAAACTTAATAAAGAATTGTACATCGTCTTCAACTACGGATTCGTTAAAATATGTTGATACTTGATTAAGAATATTTTCATTAGAGTCGTATATGTCCTCATAACTATGAGTAATATCATCCCATTCAAATCCATCTTCGATAAGTTTATTCGCAATAAAAACTAATTGTTTTTTAGGGAATCTTGAAAAGTTACTTTGGTCTGCCATACTAATAAATACGACAAAAGGTGATTATACACCACCTTTATATCTATTTTTTTTGACTTTTCAAATAGTCAACCAATTCTTGTAGTTTATCGGCATCTTCCGGATTAAAGATAAATTCATCAAAAGCACCATAATTAGATTGTCGTCCAAAGATATATCTCAAACCATAACCAACTCGTTCCCAAAAAGGTCGTTTTTTTAAGTGAATATGAAAATAACACATTGGGTATGTTTGTCCATTATCTAATTCATCTTCCTCATACAATATAATTAATTGATGGTCAGTTGAATGGCAACTACAAATTAAGAGGTCTTTTTTATTTTTCATTTTCAATAAAGATTACTTCGTTAGTATCCGGATTCCAATCAATAGTCATTGGTTTTTGTGAGTAATTATATCTTTCATCTAATACCGCCGAATTGAAATGATGGGTATTATTTTTCATAACATAACCATGTCCTGTGTGGATATGACCAACATTGTGAAGTTTAACATTCAATCTTTCTAATCTTTCCGCCAATAGTTCACAACCTAAATTATCGTGTCTTCTACCTTCAACAGTATCTAATATACCAAACGCAGGTCCGTGAGTTAATAAGATATCAGTATCGTCAGGAATTCCTTCCCATTTACCCGCCAACCCAAATCCATTTTTAGGTAAATTAAACGCCCAATCGTAGAACCAAGGTTGCCAAGGAGAACCATAAATCTTAACTTCTCTTTCATCACCAACTTTGATAATCAATTCACTATCTTGAAGATATGTGATTCCGGTGTAAAAATCTAAAATTTCTTTCACCTTTTCTACATTGTCTTGAAATCCCCAATCATGGTTTCCTGCGATGAATACCTTGTGAGTATATCCTTCAATACTATTGAACCATTTACAGAACTCTCTGATTTCGTGTTCATAACCCATAGAGGAGATATCACCACTATGTACCAATAAGTCACCTCCCGGTAAATCTCCGGTGATTTGTTTATGTTTGTTGTGTGTGTCTGAAATAAGCGTTACTCTCATTAGTTCTATTTTTTTACAAAGATAGTGAAAAGATTTTTAATCTTCATCATAATCTTTTCTATTTTCATCTTTATCCCAAAGATTAATATCTAATTCATTACCGTCTTCATCCCAGTTTAGCCAATCATCCCCCTTATAATTTGGGTGATTTTTATGCATATTTGTGATACCATTAACCATTAGGATGGACACTACCAAAACCACAATAAACATTAATAAATAAACTCTCCACATATCTATTTCTCTTTAAATTCGTCAATAATTACTCTAATAATCATGGCCACTATTAATGACCCCATAATGATTAAACCAATATTAGATTCTGATTCCATATTTACAATTTTAATGATAAATATGGGTATCAGACTAATCCCACCATCCTTCGATGTTTTCTTCCATTATTTTGAATAATAATTTTCTTGCTCTGTTGTGATTTATGTATCCAATATTCATTGCGATACTTTGTTTATCCCTCTCTTCTTTACCAAAAACACCCTCACCATTCATTACTCTTTTGTAAATTAATGGATATTTTTTGAAGTAATCGTCAAAATTTTCTTCTAATAATCGTGATTCCCAAGATGATAATGTTGTATCCGGTACCGGTTCGAACCAATGTTTTGTTTTATGATAATCTGAATATTCTGATGAATAAAATTCATCCTGAACTAATTTCATTAATTTCACACACAACCTCATTCTACGTGCATCTTGTTGTGCTCGGGTATGCAAATCTCTACGACCAATATAATCGGATTGAGAGGATAATTTATGTTTCATTATCTCAAAAATGTAATGACTATCCCAATTTCGGTCTTTCCATATGATTGGAAACCAATAAATAAGGTTTTTCACACCTGTTCTAAACATTTTGTGGTAGTACTTACCTTCGTGATTCCACCATAACGGAATAAATTTTAATTTCCTAACAATCCACAATTTTTTTTCTCGTTCTTCTGCCCATTGGTCGAATATATCTTTTTCTGGTTCCATTTCTAATATTTTTTACAAAGGTAGTAAAAAAATAAGACCCGTCAAAATAAATTTGCGGGTCTTTTGGAAAAAGATATATGAGAACACTCTCAAAGGAGTGGTGTGTATAAATAAATACACTAATAATTAAAAAAATTCATTTAACTGTGTTGTGAACGAACTTTTTTTTGAATGTTATAGAAATTCTTTTTTGGTGAAAACTACTCCAAAAATTATTTCTCAATCTTCTTAAGAATTTTTCTTCAACTCTATTAACTCCGGTGTCTAAATGATTGGTAACCCAAAGATTAAAACATTTTTCAGCACAGTCTAAGTGTTCTCTTGTTTGAGAAGATTCTAAAACTCTCACTGCCCATTTGTAGTTAGTAAGTGCTGTCTGTAAGTTAGTAGATATTGCCATCGATTTATTTTTATTACAAAGGTAATGAAAAAAATAAAATATCAAAAAATTATTTTAATAAATTATAATATTCTTTAAAGTGTTTAATTCTATCAGGTAATCCAATAGTTCCACCATTTACTCTTTTAGTCACTGAAGTAACAGTTGCGTCATCCGCCCCTTTATCACAAATTGACCAAAGTTTATTTGAATCAAAGAAGAATGCTGCTGACGCTAATGGATATTTTGTTGCAACTAAATCAGGATTTGATACGGTATCTTCACCGATAAATTTTGCGAAATTTGTGTAGTTTTGTTTTCCTGTTAATTGGATGTAACCTCTACCTCTAAATTTAAATCCGTCTTTTGTTGATTCGTCACCATTACCCATTCTTCCTCCATAAACTTTTGATGCTATTTTTTCAGGGTTTCTTGCGTAAGATTCTGCTAAGTTACCGGGAAAGTATTTTGGAAATATCTTTTTAAGACCGTCAGCGGAATAATTTACATTTTCAGAAACAGCTTTGAAACCACCTGATTCATGACCACATTGTGCCAAGAAGTGGGCCAACCTTAATGGGTTAGTTATGTTGAATTTTTTTGCGGTATCAGGTATTTGAGCAATTACTGATTCCGGGATATGACCTTTTAATTTTTCTAATTTGAATAACCCTCCCGATGGAATAACAACATCTTCTTTAATAACTTCACCGGGAAACATTTTTTTCCAAGTTCCATCACCAACAATTCCGTCAGATGTTAATCCATTTTTGGTTTGCCATTCTTTAACTAATTTCTCAGTTCCGGGACCAAAAACACCATCGGGTGTTGTCCCTAATTTTGATTGAAGTTTTTTAACTTCTTCGCCTTTTGAGCCGTTTTTTAGTATCATAGTAATTTACGTTTTTATTACTATAAATACTTTACTTAATCCTTCTTTCCTGTAGTGATTAAATAAAAGTTGGAATTACCCCCATTTATTGGTGAGTTTATTGTAACGGTTTGAACACCCGGATAAGAATTTCTTAAATCCGAAGTTGAGGAGTTTAAAATCGAATATTGTGACGGTGTGAAGATTCTTGAGTTTGGTAATGAAACACCCCAAGAAGAGAACCTACCTGATTTTTTCATGAAAATGTAATAGGAATCTGAGATGTTAATTCTACCGTCATTATTAACATCGTATCTATAATAATCTAATGACGTAAATGTTCTTGAAATTGATTTCGTATTTGATTGTTGTGCGTCAATATTTTCTAATACAGATGGTGTTGGTGTATCAATTTGTAAATACCATTCAACTGAAGGATTTGATATTTCATTTATTAAATACCGACCATTTGAATTGGTATACACCGATTTGACATAAGTCCATTCGGTGTAAGTAACAATATAATCGAATTCCAAAACATATGGTAATGATGCGTTTGGTAAATCATTCCATTTACCACCTCCAACAAATTGGATATAATCTTCATTTCCTGCATTGTTAGGTTCACCCCCGTTCCAATTCGACCAAGAAAAAGGTTCATTAGTAACCCATTTCCAAACACCTTCAGTTTCTTCATCGGTTAATCCAATCCACCCATTAGGCCATAATCCAAATAAGAAATTATTTTCAGCCAATGTTGTTGAAGTAACTAAATGCCCTCCCATATTTAAACAAGCTTGTCTAGCATCGGTCCAAGTCATTGAACCCGTTGAACGATAATAAGAATGTCCGTTAAAATTATTTTGAGAAGTGAAACCATTTAAAGTTGGTGTTGTTCTCTTATACAACTTTACTTCTACATTTTGCGCACCACCACCTACCGAGTTATAGATATAACCCGAATAAGTGAAATTCTGGCCCCAAGAAATGGTGGTTAGTAAAAATACTATGTAGAATAATTTATTCATTTATTGTTCTAACGCGTTTTGTAATGCTTTCTTTAACGACGATGAGAATGATGATTTTTCAAAAGGAAGATTTTCATCCTGTAATTCTATGAATGTTGATTTAACATCAGTATTTGATTCTCCAATTCCTTTAAATTCTTTACCGTCCATAGTAATAATTAATGTTACTATTGTTTTTTTTCTTTTTCTTTCAAACGGACCTAATGAGAAACCTGTTGACGGAGCCTCAATACTTTCAATTAGAACTGAAACGGGTTTACCATCTTCACATATTGTTTTATTAACCGATAGTATCTCTTCGGTAATTTGCTTAACACCTAAAGTGAATCTTTTTGGATTAACCCCTTCAATTTCTCCGTTGTTTTTAACGTCTTTAACGGTATAACAATCTTGAGAAAATGATGTTAGTGAACTTAACACCATTAATGTAATTAATAATTTTTTCATAGTTATAAAAATGCTTTGGCACCAATTAATATTTGGTAATTTAGTGGTTGTTCTTTTATTTGTTGTACTCCACTGAAACTTAGGTTTAGTTTAAATTTTTTCGTTAATTTATAATCAACAGCAATGAATGGAACGGCCAAAAATCCGGATTTATTCCACATACCTTCATAATAAAATACATATGGTGAATAAACCATTACAAACATCGTAGTCATCCCAATTTTTTTATTCAAATTAAAACTACCGTATACACCACCTAAGGTTGAAAAACTTTGGAATTTAGAATCCCCTAAATTACCGATGGTGTAATTTACACCAATAGTTGTGGTTACTTTTTTTATTTGATATGATTCCATTATTGATAATGTGTTAAAAAAATCTTTATCAAAATTCATCATTGAAGAATTTGCGACAATTGTTGTTGATTTTTTATAACGATATGATGCGAATAATGTGATATTTGTATTGTTAATTTGACTTGTATAATTAACTAATGCACCTTTTGCGAATGTGTTTTTAGTATTTGAAGATATTATACTTGTATTAACTTTTATTTGTGATGGGTCAGAACCTGCAGCACTTCCTATTACAACAATATCTCCGGTCATCATTAGACTACCTTTTTTAACCGCAGCCACCTTACTTTTAGTGGACGAAGAACTACTTGCCGATGATGATTCGGCCTCTCCGAGTTCCTCTTTATCCGATTTTTCAGTGTTATCTAATTTTACCGAATTAATACCCCCTGTTACATCACTTACACCACCCTCAGAAGTGTTTTGATTACTTCCTGTGGAGTTATTAGTATTTGGTGTTGTGGTATTATTAGTATTTGATGTTGTTGAGTTATTTTCGTTATTATTTGAGTTAACTTTTTCATCCGCTTGGATAACTCCTTGAACCGTATTACCCCCCATTGAAGATAACGAAGACAACGCAGACAAAACAGATGTTACCACTTGTATATTGTTTGCGGCTATTGTTGCGTTTACGGATGTGCTTTGTTGTAATCCAATTCCACTACAAGGGCCCGATGGATTTTGTGAATCTATCTGATTTATCCATTGTTCCATCGCTCCGGATTGAAGTTGGTCATATGTAAAACTTTGAACAGAACCGTTATATGATAATAAAACACTTTGGCTTGGGTTTGGTATGTAAATTTCCTTGGTTTTAGAAGTACAAGGGTCCGCATAAGAATATGTGAACCCTTGACCTAATACCATGGTTGAAAACATAAAAAATAAAATTGAAAGTAATTTTTTCATTATTCTTTAAAAACCCCTTTTTTAATTAATTTAGAAACAACTCTTGAAGATGCGGTTTCTAAAGATTTTTTTGTTGATATACCAATTGTTGATTGGTTAAATTTAATTTCATCTACGTCATCTAAAAGAGATGATGTTTTTACTGTGTTAGATTCACCTAACCCACTACCGGTTATAACTTCACCTGTTTGGGCATCGACAAATCTAATTTGTAATCCTAATCGAGTTGTTTGAGTTATTTTCGCACCTTCACTTCCCTTAATCACTTCGTCTTCTGATACACTGAAATCATAAACTTCTATGTAAACGAAATAGTTTGCTAAAATAACATTACCTTTAACTTCTATCTTATTACTTGAAATTCCTTTATCAGATGCCTTATCTTGGGCAATCATTTTGTTTTTGATTTCAGCCTTATCCTCAGTGAATTTAAACCTATCAGTTGATTCCAAATACTCTAATACAATATTCGCAACCCCAAGACCTACTCGTTTATCTTTTAGCTCAGGATACATCTCATATACCTCATCATTAATACCAATTTTTAATATTTGGATTGGTATTACGATATCCCCATTATAATCACTAACAACATCTAAAGATTGTTTTTTTTCAAAATCTGCTTTATAGTCCTCAGTCTTTATGGTTCCAATAGTTTGAGATAATCCAAAACATGAAAAAAGTAAAAAAGGTAATAGTAATATTAACTTCTTCATCCTACCAAGGGTCTTCCTCTTCTTTTGGTTTAGCAGGTGCTGGTTGTGCTGCTGGTTTTTCTACAACTTTTTCTTTGATAATGGTCGTTCCACCATTATTGTTAGATTGTTGTTTTTGTTGGTTTGTATTATTGTTTTGTAGGTTGATAACTACAGGGGCCGCCGCAGGTTGTACAACTTGTTCTGTTTTTGTTTCTTCTTTGTCATCACCATGACCTCCAAATAATTGTGTTGATATCCATATACCTCCACCACCAATAATTGTAGTTAAAGTACCTATTAATGTTTTCTTTAATCCCGACCAAGTACCATCATTTTGTGTTTCTTGTGTTTCTTCTGACATTTTAATTTAATTTTAATTGTTTATTTCCTTCTTATAGGCTTTGGTGTCACAATATTGTGACACCATAAATTAGTTACGGATTATCTTATTAGATTCTGTTCTCGTACCTTTTTTAAGAGTAACTATGTAAGTTCCTGAAGGAAGGTAACCAACATTTGTACTATATCTGTGTTCACCTGAGTTTAAATCAGTGTTAACAATTGTTTTAACTTCTCTACCACCTAAATCGTAAAGAGATAATGAAATATTTCCCGATTTCTCTACAGTAAATGTAACCGTGATGTTATCATCAGTTGGGTTAGGATATGTTATCATAGATTGGATATCAATTGGTCTAATTACTCTCATAATTTGGATAACACCATTAGTTGGTATTATTTTCAAATCTCGAGCGTTTGAGTTTCCTGAGAATTTTTTAGTAACATACAATGGACTTACATTCCATTGAGATTGAATCTCTTTCGCAGTGAATTGTAAGGTAAATGCTAATTCATTATCATTTAATAATTTTGAATTAGCGGTTGGGTCATAACCACCCCACTCAACAATATTATCGTTAGTATTAACATAAGTTATCCATCCACTAACTTTATTCTCAGCTCTAACTCCTTTAAAATCTAATAGATTACTGTTGTAGTTCAGTGCCAATTGTAAAGAACCTAATTGAATACCGTTTGTTTTCACAAGAACGGGAACATCAACTTGACTATTTTCATTTACACTTAAATTTGGATAGTTTAATTCGATTGTCTGTAATGTTGGGTCATCATAAGTTGTTGTCACATCAATTATATGTGATGGTGCATTTAACGGGTTCACAATAGTAATTGGTGACATACGTGCCATACCAAATCCTGTGTTATTTGCATCACCTTTAACTAACACATAAAAAGTAACCGTAGTTGTACCTGGTGTGATTTCGTAAATAAGGTTGGTGACACCCGGTATTGATGTTTGTAAACTTGATGATGAACCGTTGATTGATGAATATTCTGATGATGTAAAGAATTTAATATCTTTAACTGAATTCGGCCAAGAACTGAATCTTCCTGAAACTCTACCGAATACTGAATAAACATCAGATACTGTTATGTTATTATCACCGTTAACATCTGAAGTATAAAAATCAAATCCACTTGGTGTGTCTTGACCTAACACGAATCTGTTAATTTTTTGTGAATCAGACGTTGAGATAACATTTCCAATGTCTAATCCATCTCCTTGAACTCTGATTCTCACATTATAACTAGTGACATCAATTGGTACGTTAGTGAAAGTGAATACCCCATCTAAATTTGTTTGTACTGTCGATGCTTGAACCCAAGTTGATGAAGTCATTAATTTTTTCTCTAAAATAACCGGAATTTGTTTTGAACCGGAACCAGTTACGTTAGTGAAAACACCTGAGAATGAAAAGGTTTGTGGTAAAAATGCTCCACCAAAGTTTTGTAAATTTAATGCGTAATCAGAACCATTTTGTTTTGTTGATGTTTGAGGGAATGTTTGAACACCACTAAATGTCATGGGCTGAACAGACGACAAACTCGCAAAATTTGCTGTGTGTACTAAATTTAATTTTACAAATGACCCATCTGATAATTCAAAATTGGAATCATTACCGGTATAAGTTAGAGTAATCGTAACATATCCATTTGCAGGACTATCCTGAAATTGAATATATTGGGGGAACGATGTATTTGACGATACAACAGAAGACACTGATGTGAATGCTGCGGTGTCATAAAATACTCGAAACTGAACAGCCGTAACTAACTCGGTAGTATTGTTAAAAAAACATAACCCTACTTCTGTACTACCTGCGGATGCGGGAGCCAATTGATAAGTTGCGTCTAAAGTAACAAAAACTCCGGTGGTTGTCGGCGTTGGACAAATTTGGGAATAACCCAATGAAGTCATCATAAGAAATGACAACACCATAAAAAGTTTTTTCATAGTTTAATAATATCTTGGTAATTTATTACCTATAAATATTCTTAATAAAGTTCAGCACCTTGGTTATGGTATTTATTTATAAAAAACATGAGATTCACCATATTATTAATGTTACTCCTCACCATTCAAACGTTTTCGCAAATAAATGTTGACGATGTTGGCGAAGGGTGGAAAAAAAAGGTTGAAGAAAGTTTAGAAGTAATTCAAAAAACAGACTCATCAAAGTATGATATAGTAGTTACTCAATGTAAGAGAATTGGGTTTTGGAATGGTGATTTTTCAACAACAGAAGGTGGTGATGTTATACTAATATCAAAAAAAGATATTCAATCAGGTAATATTAATAATTTGTCGGCAATAATAATTCATGAATCGAAACATTTATATTATAAGAACAATAGTATATTTTTAGACGAAAGGGTTGAGGAGATTTTATGTTATCAATATGAATTGGATTTCCTCAAAAAAATACCTTTAGTTGAAGATTGGTTAATCGAACATTGTGAAAATATGATTAACTACTATCGTAATTTAAAACAACAATAATTGAAGTATTTATTATAAAATAGAACGTATGAGTAATTTAAGACAAATAATTAAAGAGACATTAGAGTCTCATTTAGATAAGTCACTTATTTTAAAAGAAGATGTTGAAGTTTCACCTTCGTTGTCTTACCACATAAATGAGGGGTTATCATTAACAAACAATGTTTTTAGGGTATATTCAGAATCGTATTTTGAATTGGTAAATGAAGTTAGACGTTTGTGGAATGAAGGTAAAATTGACCTTAATGAAGAAGATAAATTAATGGTTGAATCTGATTTAGGTGTTAGGGTTAAAAAGGGTGATGAGATAATTTATTTGGATGCTCCTTATATCTATGAAACCGAAACGGAAGATGATATTTTACAAGAAGCCATACACAGAGGAAAAAAGGTTGAATTAAATAAACCTAAAAGAACTCCCGGAGGACCTAAAAAATTCGCGGTTTATGTTAAAACACCTGGTGGTGGGGTTAAAAAAGTGACTTTCGGTGACCCAAAATTGAAGATAAAGAATTCAAATAAGGGTGCTGCCAAATCATTTAGGGCTCGTCATAAATGTGACCAAAAGAAAGATAGAACAACTGCGGGGTATTGGTCATGTAATGTTGGTAGATATGCAAAACAATTAGGTCTTTCTTCTTCAAACTCTTGGTAATGGATTTCCCATTTGAACAAATAATTGAAAATGGTAAATTAGTGAGAACTTTTTATCCGGATGTTGAAGATGAAGAATTAAAATGGCATCAGGACTTGAACGATAGACGAGTTACCATAATTGAAGATGGCGGATGGCAATTTCAAATGGAAGATGAATTGCCGAATAAGTTGTCAATTGCCGATAAACTTATTAT